CACGACGTTGAGGTTTCCATGATAAGTGTAGACGAGTTTCGCCGGGCAGCCGACATACCCTTGAGCCTGGCTGCCCGCTGGTACGCCCCCTTCGCAACTACCTTGCAGGAATTCGGGATTGACGACCGCGAAGAGATCGCCATGTTCATTGCGCAGATTGGCACCGAGTCGAACGGGTTCACGCAGGTTGTCGAGTCGTTCAACTACAGCGTCGACGGACTCCGGGCGACCTTCGGCAAACGGATCACCTTCAGCCAGTCCGCCCGGCTCGGGCGCCAGCCCAATGAGCGGGGCGTCCCGCAGTCCCGGCAGATCGAGATCGCCAATCTGGTCTACGGCGGGCGCTACGGCAACGATGCCGCCGAAGGATGGGAATTCAGGGGTCGCGGGTTGAAGCAGATCACGTTCAAGGACAACTACCAGGCTTGCGGGAACGCGCTTGGGATCGACTTGGTGGCCGAACCCGACATGCTGCTTCAGGACAAGTGGGCTGCCTTGTCTGCGGGCTGGTTCTGGTCGGCCAACGGTCTGCCTGCGTTGAAGAACGACATCGTGGCCGCGACCAAGAGGATCAACGGCGGAACCAACGGCCTGACCGACCGGAAAGCCCGACTGGCAAAATCTCGCCAAGTGCTTGTCATCTGATTCAATTAAATGTAGAATGTCCGACAGATTGGAGAACCAAGTGAATGCCTGCAAAAGAGAATGGAATAGCGCAGTAGCGCCCAACCTGGAAACCGGCCCGACGACAGGTCGGCTACGGAGTTGTGGCTACTGCGGATCGATGCACCCGGCAGACGTGGCGGACGCCATTCGTCGCGGCGCGGTTGGGTCGTTCGCCGACTTCAAGTATGGCTGGCCGCACAAAGCGTATTTTGAGCGCGTACCGAACCCGCACACCGGGATGCTTGAGTCGCGCTGCGGGCATTCGCATGGCGTGCCCGAGTGCCCGACGACCGGTGAGTTGTGCCGCCACGGGGCGCAGAGTTTCTATCATCCGAAATGTGAGTGCATGAAAGACGCCCCGGAGACGGTGCACTCCGGGAAAGACGATTTCGGAAAATCGCTGATTGCGGTTCCGACCGGGATGTTCAACCAGTCGTCCGGAAAGCCGCAAAAAGATTGGCGTGCGCCGGGCGAGCCGGCAGCGCCGACGACCTGGGGCAAGTTCTACACGACCCATCTGCAAGACGCCACGCCCGAGGATCGCAAGGTCATCGAACGGCACCTCGGCATTCATTTCGAGTTCACCGGAGAACAAGTCTCATGGACGCAATACTCCGAATGATGTTCCCGCTGACGGCGAGGCATCACTTCGTCGCCTGCAACCGTGTAGCTCAACACTACGCATTTTTCATGCCCATTTTCTACCTGGAGTTATATGGACATTGCCGACATAACGGCTGAAAGAATGGAGTTCCTCGACGCGCTCAGCGTCAAGAATTCCCGAAAGCCAGAAGGCCCGGTAGCAACCGGGTTATGCCTGAATTGCGGTGAACCGCTGGAACCCGGGAAGCGTTGGTGCAACCGGGATTGTTCAATCGATTGGAACAAGCGTCACGGTGTCCGTGCGCGCTAAGGAGTGAATATGAATAACGTTGAAACAGCAGGTGAGCTTCTCACGAGTGTCTGTCACGGAGCATCCTGGGCTGCCGGCTGGTGGCACGACCTGAAGTCGGGCACGGATTATTCTGAGGAATGCCGGAACGGTACGCGCTTCGGCAAGGCGCTCGTCGCCGAGAAGCTGGCGCTGATTCACTCGGAGGTCAGCGAGGCGATGGAAGGTCATCGCAAAGGGCTGATGGACGACAAGCTGCCCCATCGACCGGCAATCGAAGTTGAACTGGCCGACGCGGTGATTCGCATCGCCGATCTGTGCGGTGCACTCCAGTTGGATTTGGGTGGCGCCATCGCCGAGAAAATGCAGTTCAACGCCTCCCGTCCGGATCACAAGCCGGAAAACCGGGCGGCGAGCGGCGGCAAGGCGTACTGATGAGTCCCAAATGGATTGCTCGCTTCCTGGCTGACGCTTTTGCCAAGGCCGCTTGGAGTAAAGACCCGTCAACCAAGGTCGGGGCTATCGCGGTTGACGACGACAAGGTTGTTCTGGAGTCCGGGTTCAACGGATTGCCACGCGGAGTCGACGATCTTCCCGAGCGCATGGAGCGCCCGGCGAAGTACCTGTGGACAGCCCACGCGGAAGAGAATCTTGTCGCCCAAGCTGCCCGCCCCCGGCTGAAGGGTACGACGGTCTTTGTTACGCACCTGTGCTGCAATGCCTGTGCCCGCATGCTCATCAACGCCGGGGTATCGCGGGTGGTCTGCAGGGAGGGCAAGACAAGCATGCCGCCCGGGCAGTTCGAGGTCGCCGTTACTATGTTCAAGGAAGCCGGCGTCGAACTCGTTATCGTCCAGGATATTACGCTATGATCTCTCGTCGAACTTTCGTCACCATCTGCGTCGTCCCGGTAATCTGGTGGGAGACTTATTGGAAAACTTTCTTCGAGGTGTACCATGCGAACGATAGTAGCTGGCGGTAGAGACTTTAACGACCGAAAGCTGTTGGAGTTCGCGCTGTCCGGTATCGGTATAACTTCGGTGGTCTGCGGTTGCGCACGCGGAGCAGATCAAATGGGCGAACTTTGGGCAAAGCGAACGGGTGTCGGTGTTGTTCGGTTTCCCGCCGACTGGAATACGCACGGGAAGAAGGCGGGTTTCCTTCGCAACTTGGAGATGGCGGATAACGCGGATTGCCTTGTTGCCTTCTGGAACGGTGTAAGTCGGGGGACAGCGCACATGATCGGCTGCGCTCGGAGAAAAAATATTCAGGTTATTGTTGTCGCGTATGACGTAGACCCCTTGATTTAGATTCAACTTATGGTAGAATTAACTCACGCTTTTGATAAACCCAACCGGGAGATCGCCATGAAGAAGTGAACTGCTCACCGTCGTCGGCATCCGATTAACTCTCATAAGGAGGCAACGGGCTGTCGGGAAAACAGGCCGACGACCTACACTTCTGCGATGCGCAGATTGCAGAAGTGTAGGTGATTGAACCTTCCCTTTCCGGGCTGTTGGTTTTCGAACTTTCACCTACAGCATGGTGGATCGCAGGTGTTGAATGGGCTAGGGGCGCCACCCTCTCCTGGTCGCGGGACGATACATAAACCGCCGACTGACTCCCGTAAGGAGTCACAACACGACTGAGGTCTACCAAAGGGATTCCATCCGGTTGACGGATGTTGTTCTACGATAGCGACGGTATGTCGATCCCCCAAGGAGCCGTTAGACCTCAGCCGTGTTGAAGACTTATCGGAGTGGGGCTGCGCGAGCAGAGAAGATTGCCGATTCCTCCCACGGGATAGGCGCCGAAGCTGTCACCGGACGAGAGGGGGTTGCATCCCGCCTAGCAGACAGTCGAAACGCACCTAAACCCCTTGCCGGGTAAGAGCAGGGGGAACAGCAGAGCGGCGGCGTGGAAGGGCACGCAGGTCGCAAGCCGATGCAGAACTATGATGGCTGGTAGCCAATCCGGTAAGACCATCTGAATCTGCAAGCCGGTATCAAGCCCGGCCCGCTCTGCTGTTGGTAACGGTACGCAATGGGGCGTATTCATCCAATCTGGTGTAGGATCGCTACCTACCGTCAGCCTCACGAAACGAGGCTCAACACGACTGAGTGCTACCCAAGGAATAGCCAGCGGCATTGCTTCTGGTGTGTATACGATAGCGTCGGTATGTCGATTCCCCAAGGAGCCGATAGCACTCAGCCGTGTTGTACCCAAGCCTTCCGAATCCGCCTGTCACAGCGGCTTGACCGGTAGCAACCGAAACGCCTTCTGTTGACGTAGAGGGCGTTTCTCTTTACCCACCAAAATGCGCGTGCAGGCTCTCAGGCTTCAGGTGCGTGTATCGTCGCAACATCGTCCAGTCGGCATGTCCTGATACCAGGGCGACCCGTTCAATCGTCAGCCCGGCCTCGAATAGCCTGGAAATCCATTCATGCCGTAGGTCGTGCCAGTGCAGGTCGACAAGGTTCGCCCTGACGACGGCCCGGTGGAATGCCGCGCGGATAGAGTTCGGGTCATACGGGAAAATGCGGCCTTCGATCTTCGGTTGCCGGATCACCGTTTGGTACGCCTGCCCGAGCAACGGGATGGTCTGGTGATTGCCCAACTTCTTCCTCGGGTGCTTGCGATCCCAGATGGTCAGCAGTCGCTTTTCGGCATCCAGGTCTTCCCACACGACGCGGACGATTTCGCCCAGGCGCATGCAACTGTCGACCGCGAAATGGATCAGGTCGTCCATCGGCAAACGGGATTGATGTGATCCAGGATCCGGTCGATCTCGTCGTCCGTCACCCGGCGATCCCGGCAGGTAATCAACGGTAATTGAGGCATCCGCCAACGCAAGAAATGACTTGTCGGGATGATGTTCATGCGGCGTTAGCTCGTTTAGTCCGAAGTGCGTTGATTACATAACCAGCTTTGGAGATCGCTCGATCTGCCGACTGGCAAGTAGTCGTGCGGAAGCAATACTGCCGACTGAGTTCCCCTTCAGTCCAGCCCATTCCGTCACGAGTCCAACAAACGCCGTGCAAAGTCAGTGCAACGCCTTCGTTGAACGGCCATTTCCATAAAGAGCCAACCACGTTTCCGTGTTCATCAAGAATTTCGTGATGCCCTTCTTTGTGCGGGCGTGTCGACAAATTCATATGCGCTCCCTCTAGATGATCGTCTTGGTAGATGGCTGAATTCTAACACTAGAATTCAACTGAGTGTTGAATAAATTCCTAAATATTTTTTCCTGATTTGGGTCTGGCTGCAACAACACGCTCGACCATTATCGGAAATCGGCTTGGCACAACCCCACCGTGCGTACTCATCGAACACGGCATGCCCGACTTCCCGCCTGACAGTATCCAGAAGGCTGTTCGGGTCGAGGTCGATACTCACGTATTTGTCGACGGCCCCGGTCATAGACAGCAGTCGACTGTCTCGCAGATAGTCAGGTAGTCGGTTCTCCAGGCAAGTCGGTGGCTCGGGGTCGTTGACATCCCACACCAGACCGCAGTGGTGGCACATCATCTGGTCGTTGTGGCGACGGGCAAGACAGGTCATTTCAGGCTCTCCAGCAGGGCGAGCAAGGACTGCTCAAAGGTAGGCGGCATGTGGCCCGTAATCTCGGTCTTCACATGCGCGTCGTTCCGGTAGAACGAAGTCACGATGAGCGGGCCGGTCGGTAGTTCGATGCGAGTGGATTTCGTTTTCATAGTCGTCCTTGTGAATTGACGAACCTATTATTCCACTAAAAGTTGAAGATTGCAATAAATAGTTGAATAAGGCATCATGCGGGCTATGGAAACCAAGAAGCGCGGGCGACCGCCCAAAACGGAAGAAGACTTGATCGGCGATGCGCCGGAAATGGACTTGGCACGGGTCTACGGCGGCGTGTCCGCGCACTGGCTCGCCCAGGTGTTCGGGCACGACAAGAACACGATCAAGAAGAAGCTGGCAGCCGCCAACATCGAGATCGTCGGTCAGCGCAACGGCGGGCCTCTCTACCGGATTGCCGACGCGGCGCAGTACCTCGTAAAGCCGAAGGTCGATCTGGTCAGCTACGTGAAGTCGCTACGCCCGAACGATCTGCCGCCGATCCTCAACGACGCCTATTGGGGCGCCATGCTCAAGCGGCAGAAGTGGGAAGAGAACGCCAATGACCTGTGGCGAACGGAAGCCGTGCTGGAGGTCTTCGGCGATCTCGCGCTGTCGTTCAAGACGACGGTGAACCTGTGGGTTGAAGAGGTCGACCGGCAAGACAGCCTGTCGCCGGAACAGCGGAAAATCCTGACCGACCTGACCGACCGACTGCTGGAGCAGGTCTACGAGCGGATGGTCGAAGCCCCCAAGAAACGGAAAACCCCAGGCTCGGTCGTCGAGGAAGGCGGGGTTATGGATATGGAATCCGAGCAGGAATGATCTTCCATTCCATCGAAGAGATGATCGCGGCCAGCGCGGGGGGCATTCGTCCGCCCGAGCGCCTGACGGTTGCCGAGGCTGCCGAGCGATACCGTTACCTGAATAATCCCGGCTCCTACGTCGGGTATTGGGATAACACGGTCGCACCTTACCTCGTCGAACCGATGGAAGTGCTGACGAGCCTCGACTACATTGGCATGATTTTCGTCGGCCCGGCCCGGACTGGAAAAACGGACGTGTTCTTCAACTGGCTGACGCACACCGCTATTTGCGACCCGGCAGACATGATGCACGTCCTGATGACGCAGAGCGTGGCCCGCGACTGGAGCCAGAAAGACTTGCGCCGGGCGTTCCGGCATTCCAAGGAACTCGGCAATACGGTTGCCCCCGGGCGACACAACCAGTCGACGCACTCGATCCGCTTTCTGTCGGGCATGCACCTGCTCGCCAAGTGGCCGACGATTACCGAGTTGTCGGGCAAAACTGTGGGGCGCAACTGGATCAGCGATTACGACCGGATACCCGAGAGCATCGACGGCGAGGGTAACGCCTACGATTTGACTGCCAAGCGCGGGCAGACCTTCAGGCGCAACGCGATGACCGCTGCCGAGTCGTCGCCGGGCTTCGAGATCGAAGACCCGAAGTGGGTTGGCAAGACGGCGCACGAAGCGCCGCCGACGAAGGGTATCCTGGCGCTCTACAACCGGGGCGACCGGCGACTGTGGTACTGGCGCTGCCCGCATTGCTTCGACCCGTTCGAGCCGCATTTCAAGTTGCTTCGGTGGCCGGATAGCAAGGATCACGTCGAGGCTGCGGAACAGGCGTACATTGCCTGCCCGCATTGTGGCGGTGTGATGTACCACGACAGTCGACACGGCGTCCCCGGCAAGCACGAACTCAACCAGATCGGCAACGCGGCGTGGGTGCGCGACGGGCAACTGTGGGTTCCGAAGAAGGGCGTCGTCGAGGCGTCGTTCGAAGGTAAGCCCTACCGTTCGGACATCGCCTCCTTCTGGCTGAAGGGGCCGGCAGCCAGCTTCACCACCTGGCGGGAACTCGTCCTGAAGTACCTCAAGGCCGAAGAGGAATACGAGCGCACGGGAAGTCAGGAAGCCCTGAAGACGACGGTCAACACCGATCAAGGGATGCCGTTCTTGCCTAAGGGTATGGACTCGGGCCGCATGCCCGACGACGTGAAGGCGATGGCGAAGGACATCGGCGAGAAGGTCGTTCCGAAGGGTATCAGGTTCCTCGAAGCCACGGTCGACGTGCAGGCCTCCCGCTTTGAAGTCCAGGTGCAGGGCTTCAGTCACGGCGGCGACATTACGGTGATCGACCGTTTCGCCATCAAGAAGTCGGCCCGCATTGACGAAGAAGGATTGCCTGAGCGTGTGCGTCCGGCCAGCTACCTCGAAGACTGGAAACTGCTGATCGACGGCGTGATCCTCAAGACCTACCCGTTGTCCGATGAGTCCGGTCGCCGGATGCGGATCAAGCGGGTCGGTTGCGACTCGGGCGGCGCGGCGGACAAGAAGAACGATAGCAGCGTGACGAAGAACGCCTACGACTTCTACCGGATGCTCCGGGATTCTGACGGGTCGGACTTCCCCAAAGACCTGCACCAGATATTCATCCTGCTCAAAGGGGCGTCCAGCAAGTCGGCACCTCGCGTGCAACTCAGTTACCCGGATTCCGAGCGCAAGGATCGCTCGGCAGCAGCGAGGGGCGAAATTCCGGTGCTGCTCATCAACACGGATGCGCTGAAGGATCAGTTGAACGTGATGCTGGACAGACGGACGCCGGGTGGCGGGATGCTCTGTTTTCCTGACTGGCTGCCCGACTGGTATTGGGCTGAGATGTGCGCGGAAACCCGGACGGCGAACGGATGGGAGAAGATTTCAGCCCGCAACGAGGCGTGGGATTTGCTCGTCTACGCGATTGCCCTGTCGCTCTACCGACCGATCAAGATCGAGAACCTGGATTGGGACAACCCGCCACCGTGGGCCGACGAATGGGACGACAACGAACTGGTGTTCGGCGGTTCGGAAAAGGTCGAACCGGTGCGCCAAGAAAAATCACTGGCCGATCTTGCCGCTTTGCTTGCATAAATTCAACTGCTAGTTTAATATTCGACTTACCAACCTAACGGGGGTTGAACATGAAGATCGAAAGAATTACGAGCGAAAGCGGAAATGATTTCAGCGCCGATGTGGTGTGCGAACACTGCGGGCACCGGGGCCGGCTGACAACCGGGTATCACGACCACCATTACCATAACCGGGTGCTGCCGGCGATGCGCTGTTCGGCATGCGGTAAGAATCGTGCCGGCGAAACCGAGCATACCGATTCCGGTGTCTCTCCGGTTACGGCTTGACAATTAGGAGGTTGAAAGTGGAATCGGTAAATGTCTACGAAGCGATTGAAAGCGAGCGTCGCTATCAGGATCGAAAATGGGGAACGGATCAGCATCAGGTTGTTGAACGGGACTTTCCGGAACTGTAACTCAACTTTCGCTTTGAATTTCAACCATCGGGTAGGTATGATTCGCCTCAAGTATTCTATTGGGGAACCCGATGGCTGATTTGACGACACAACTGGCGGAGGCTGAAGCGGCGTATCACGCCCTGATGTTGGGCCAGTCGGTTGCCGAACTCCGCGACTCCAACGGCGAGTTGATCCGCTACACGCCCGCCAACGCTGGCCGGCTGTTGGCATACATCACTTCCCTCAAGGCGCAACTCGGGCAATCCGGGTCGTTCGCCCCTGGCAGGCCGTTCTTCGCATGAACGTCGAATACGTTGATCCGCTGATCGGCACGACGGCCATGCAGGGCGCCTACGACGCTGCTTCCCGCATGTCGAACGAGATGGCGCTATGGTCGCCGCCGTTCATGTCCGCCGACGCTGAAATCCTGCCCGAAAAGCAGATCATGGACAGTCGGGTACGCGATACCCTGCGCAACGACGCGCTGGTGCAGTCCGGGTCGACGATCCAGAAGGATCACATCGTCGGCGAGATGTTCATGCTCAACGCCCGCCCGAACTTCAAGTACCTCGGGCTGGACGAAGTGTGGGCGGAAGAGTTCCAGGAAGAAACAGAATCGAAGTTCACCCTCTACGCCGAAAGCACGAAGAACTACCCTGATGCTTCCCGGATGCAAACGCTGACCGGCCTCGTCCGCCTGGCTGTCGGGATTCACACGATGGCCGGCGAAGTCCTTGCCAGCGTGGAATGGGTTCGCCAGATCACCCGACCTTTCAGCACCGCGCTCCAGATGCTCGACCTCGACCGTCTGAGCAACCCCTACGGGCAGCCGGATACCAAGTTCCTGCGTCGAGGCGTC